CGGCATGATACCATTCTTGAAAAAATGGTTTGGTGATTTGCGTTCATGTTCACAAGGAGGTATTCGCAATGCTTCGGCTACGGTTTTCTATCCCATATGGCATCATCAATTTGATGACCTCATTGTACTCAAAAACAACCAAGGTACAGAAGAGACCCGGGTACGACACATGGATTATGGTGTCGTTTTATCTGCATTCTTCTGGCGTCGCTTTAAGAACAAGGAAAGTATTACGTTCTTCGACCCCAACCAAGTTCCTGACTTGTATGAAGCCTTCTATAAGAATACTGCCTTATTCGAGGAACTTTATGTAAAGTACGAAGCCAGAACAGACCTGCGCAAAAAAGTCATGAGTGCGGAGGAAGTTTTCAAGGGCGGTATTCTCAAAGAGCGCACCGACACTGGCCGTATCTATCTAGTGTTTATTGACAATGTGCAGAATCAAGGACCGTTTGATCCCGAGTACCATGCCATTTATCAGAGCAATCTCTGCTGTGAAATTCTCTTGCCCACTCGTCCGTTCAAGCGACTCGACGATGCCGAGGGCCGAATTGCTTTGTGCACCCTGGGGTCGATCAACTGGGGCGCCTTTCGCAATCCCGAAGACATGCGCCGTGCTTGCCGTATTCTGCAGCGCAGTCTATGCAACATACTTGACTACCAAGATTTTCTTTCTATCCAAAGCAAGTTGAGCAACGATGAAATTCAGCCACTGGGCATCGGCATCACCAATCTGGCCTACTGGCATGCCAAACGCAGCCTCAAGTATGGCGAACGCGATGCTCTGGCCGAAGTCAAGACCTGGATGGAACATCAGGCCTACTACCTGACCGAAGCTACTGTGGAACTGGCACGCGAACGCGGAGCCTGTGCGGATTCCTCGCGCACCCGTTATGGCCAAGGTGTGTTTCCTTGGGAACGCCGTGCAGCCGGGGTCAATGACCTAGCCGACTTCACACCCGAGCTGGACTGGGAGACCCTGCGTGCCAACATGAAGCAACATGGTGTACGCAATGCCACTCTAATGGCCGTGGCACCAGTGGAAAGTTCCAGTGTGGTAATCAACTCAACCAACGGCATTGAAATGCCCATGAGCTTGATTAGTGTAAAAGAAAGCAAGGCTGGATCATTTACCCAAGTGGTGCCCGAATATCACAAGCTGAAAAATCGTTATCAGCTGATGTGGGATCAAACAGACTGTGAAGGCTACTTGAAAACCGCAGCAGTGATTGCGGCCTACGTGGATCAGAGCATAAGTACCAACACGTTTTATTCGCCCAAGCATTTTGCTGGGCGCAAGATACCCACAACCCTGATTGCCAAGAACTTGATGCAATCTCATTACTGGGGTCTCAAGACATTTTATTATAGCCTTCTAGACAAACAAGGTTCTAAATCCAAAGAAATCGATGCTCCGCTGGAAGCAATTGATTTTGATGAGGAAGAGTCATGCGAATCGTGCAAACTTTGAGTTAAAATATGTTAGAAACCATCTGTGAAGTGTTGGAAGACGCTTACAAGCGTAATTGGATAACCAGCCGTGATGGCAATGTGTCGATACGCCATCACGACCGTGACCATTTTTACATTACACCCAGTGGCGTTCGCAAACAGACACTGCAGCCTGACCAGTTCAAAAAGATTGGCATAATAAAGCAACCGGTCAATCGTTACAACTGGTGTGAATTACCCTACACTGATATCAGTGCTAATCTAAAACCCAGCGGAGAGATTCCTTTGCATTTTGGACTACAGAGAGAAATGGGTCAGCACAACGGAGAAGTGCGTGTGGTAGTACATGTTCATCCCACTTATTGTATTGCGGCCATGCATGCCGGAATTGATTTGAGCACAGTTAGCGCGGCGTTTCCGGAACTCAATCGTTACACTCGGGTAGCACCCAACGTAGGTGATGTGGCTCCTATTAGTCAAGAACTTGCGGACCAGTGTCATTATCGATTAAAATTAGATGACCATGGCAACATTGCCTATGACATAGTGGGCATCAAAGGTCACGGAGTTGTGTCTATTGACACCAGTCCCTGGCGAGCGTATGAACATATTGAACGACTTGAACACATTTGCCGTATCGTACTTGCTAGTGGAACGCATTGAATGCCATGAAAATAGATGAAATTGAACTGATTGGTGCTCAGGACTTTGCCAAGAGCACAGTAGAGAGATATCTTGGTCTGGCTTCTCCTCGCGGAACCATGGATCAGTTTGTGGTCAACTATGCTGAATTCCCTGCTGGAGATGTGATTCAGATCGCAATCATTCTCACCGACGATCACGATCAAATAGCTGCTTATGCTGGATTTGTGTCTAGACTCAACGGACGAGTATGGCAGGCCAGAAATGCACAAACCTACGCACCATATCAAGAACAGGCCTTGGTAGGAAAACTGTATCAGCACATCAAACAACAGTGGCACAAATCCATTCAAAGCGATGATGTACAAACCACAGCTGGGCGCAAATTGTGGACAAAAACATTGCCATCATTGGGACTTCGGCCCATGATATTTGACACTGAAACTGAACAGATCTTGGATCCTGGCACAAGCTCAGTTGATGTATATCCATCGTCGGATTCGGTTGATGTTGCTAGATATATATGGATTCTGGAAAAATTTGATCGATATCCAGAACAGAACCTCTTGGTCGAAGGCTCGTTGTTGATGCCAGTGAGAGGTCTATGGTTCAACCCCAAGGAAAACAAATGAGTCTGACACAACACAACCGAGGAAAATAACATGGCAATAAATCAGATTTTTAATTTAAAGAATACTAGCCTAGCGTCATGGCGTCAAGGCGATCAAGACAAGGCCTACCCACAGTGGTTGCTTGACAATGGCATATGGATCAGTAATAACAACTGGAAATTTGATGTCACTGCCACGGTGTACTTTCCATCAGATGGTTATTACAACTTCAAGTATACCGCTGACAATTATGCCAGATTTAGCATTGACGGGTATGACCTTCCTGAAAGCAACGACTTTAAAAAAATATTCAGTGAAATAGTATGGGTCACGGCCGGCAACCACTCTATCCGTTGTCGAGCCAGTGACAAAGGCGGCGCTAAGTCTTGTGCTATGATTATTGACGATGACACACAGTTGGTTCGTGTCTGGAACCTGATGACCAATGGCTCTACAAACTGGCAAAACAATCCAGTACATATAGAGCGCCGTCCCACTCAGAGCAATTACTGTAAACTGATGAATGACTTTGGTGTTTGGCCCAGCACAGGTGAAACTTTTGATAACACTTGGATGGTTGACTTTCCGGTTGATGCTTACTACAACTTTAGAGGCGCGGTGGATGATTCAGGCCAGGCCTGGATAGATAACCAACAATTAGCCGATATTAACGGATTTGCCAAAGAATACAATACTACCAAGTTTATCACCGCTGGTAGAAAGGCTCTGCGTGTCACAGGCAAAAACAACAAAGGTCACAAAGCAGCCGCATTTGTCATTGAAGGCTCTATTAAAGATCTAGTAGCCGCCAAAGCCAATGCTAATTCTGCCAAAGCCGCAGAAAACAAAGCCGCAGCCGATCTAGCAGAAGCACAAGGAAAATTAGTCGAAGCCAAGTGGATAGTTCTTGATGTTGAAAGTGTAACACTTCAAACAGACTTACCCGGAGGTTTTAGTGCGTCGGCCACTGCCGAAGCCAAAGCCAGTAGCGAAGCAGGAGCAGGAGCCGGTTATACCAATACTGGTGCTCAAGCACACGCAGGAGCCAGTGCAGGAGTAGGAGCCAGTGCAGGAGCCAGTGTTGGTAATGAATATGTGGGTTGTGATGTTCGTGTTTGGGTAAGCGTAGAAGCTGTAGCCGAAGCACATGTAAGTGCCGGCCTTGACGGATACAATGTTTACACAACAGCAGGCGTAAATTGTACAGTTCGTGCCGAAGCAGGTGCTGAAGTTGGTATTCATGCTGGCCCAGCTGGTGCCGATGCTAACGGATGTGTTTATGCTGAGTCTGGAGCCAAAGCAGAAGTAGTAGTCGAAGTTGGAATGAACGGTTATCAACTCGAAGGCGGTATGAGCATAGGTACTTGCGTGGGAGTAGAAGGCGAAGGTACTGTGACATTCAGTGGTGTCAGCGGAACAACAGGTGCAGGTGCTAGTTACGGAGAAGATCACTTTGAATTAGAAGCAGGCACACAGTCGCAATTTAAAGACGGACACCTACGTTTAGGCATAAAGGGAGAAGCGGCAGTGTTTGTTGGACTCGAAGTTGATTTGTCCACTGACATTGACACAAACAAGTGTATCAAAGACGCTGTGGCTGTTTATCAGGCAAGCAAATATGCATACGAAAACTGCAAACAGGTTTACAACAATGCGGTATCGGCATCTAATCAAGCTACTACCTACGTAAGCAATTTGGCGCAGACTACAGCAAACAACACAGCAAAAACATTCGTTGATGCTGGTTATCAAATTGAAAACGGTATTGTCAAAACAGGTGGCAAGATAGCCGATTCTTGTACAGATGCGGCTGGCAAGGCATGGAAGGCTGTCTCAGGTGGTGGCAAGATTGTGTGTACCATGATGAACGATGAATATGGGTTTGGAAGTTATCGCAATGCCATATGGTTACGTTACGGTGCCAACTTGCCGGAAGCTGATGTTTATCAGCGTGGCTATCACACATTGTTCTTGCCATTGGTGGCTTATGCTCGAGGCACAGGCCGAACCAATCATTGGGTCAAGTCTGCTTTAGAACACGTTGCCCGTCATAGAACCAGCGACATCTATCTAGAGATGAAGGGCCGTCGTAGAAGCCCACTGGGACGAATTTATCGCGCAGTGTTAGAGCCATTGTGTTATGCAGTAGGAAAGATCACTAAGGAAAACAAATGAGTCAGGCACAATACAACCTATCCGTTCCCACCAACTACCTTGGTCGCAAGATGTTCTTGGACCCTGCTGGTCCGGTTACCATTCAACGCTTCGAAGAAGTCAAGTACAACCGACTGGTCAAGTTTGAACAAGAAGCTCGGGGCTTTTTCTGGGTGCCAGAAGAGATCAGTCTCACCAAAGATGCCAACGACTTCAAAGAAGCTTCAGAAACTGTACGACACATTTTTACCAGCAACCTGTTGAGACAAACGGCACTTGATAGTTTGCAAGGTCGTGGACCCAGTCAGGTATTCACACCAGTAATCAGCTTGCCTGAACTGGAGTCTTTGGTCTACAACTGGACCTTTTTTGAAACCAACATTCACTCACGCAGCTACAGTCACATCATTCGCAACATCTACAATGTGCCCAAGGAAGTGTTCAACACCATTCATGACACCCAAGAGATCGTGGGCATGGCTGCTGCTGTGGGTCGATACTATGATGGCCTGCATCAAATTAACTGTGCTCGCGAAACTGGTGCAGAGATAGCTGAACAAACGCACATTGATGCCATTTGGTTGGCACTCAATGCCAGCTATGCACTAGAAGCATTACGCTTCATGGTTTCGTTTGCCACCAGCTTGGCCATGGTGGAAAATCGCATATTCATCGGCAATGGCAACATCATCAGCTTGATCCTGCAGGACGAAATCTTGCATCGCGACTGGACTGCCTGGCTCATCAACCAGGTGGTCAAAGAAGATCCGCGCTTTGCTGCTGCTCGTGCAAGATGTGAAGTTGAAGTCTTGGCCATGTATCAGGACGTGATTCGTGAAGAAAAGGCCTGGGCCGACTACCTGTTCAAGAAAGGTCCTGTGATTGGCCTCAATGCTGCCATTCTCAAGGACTTCATGGACTATACTGCTGCTGCGGCCTTGAAAGAAATTGGCATCAAGTATCCTGGCACGGCGCCCAAGACCACACCCATACCTTGGTTTACCAAGCACACCAACACCAGCAAGAAACAAGCGGCCTTGCAAGAAACCGAAAGTACCAACTATGTGATCGGGATATCGGACGGCGAGGTTGACTATGATCAACTGCCTAGTTTATAATAGCAACTCAAGTAAGGAAAAACATCAATGACAAAAGCCATAGTATGGTCGAAAGACGCCTGCCCTTATTGTGTGCAGGCCAAGGCCTTGTTGCAACTCAAGGGCATTGAATTTGAAGAACGCAACATCAATCACGACTGGACACGTGAGCAACTGTTGGAGGCTGTGCCCACAGCCAGAACCCTGCCACAGATTTTCTTGGACGAAGCTCATATTGGCGGATTTACGGAATTAAAGAAACACCTAGGATAAACATGACACTGGACGCAATTTACACCATCAAACTCATCAGCGGCGACGAAATGGTTGCCAAAGTCACTGCCGAAACTGACACTGAGTACACCATCACAAAACCACTCACAGTGGTGCCGGGCCCACAGGGCATACAAATGATCTTGAGCGTGTTTACTGCAGATCCTGAACGCAGCTACTCACTAAATAAATCAGCTTGCTCGATTGTGGCCATAACTCGTGCCGAAGTGCGCGACAGTTACATTGAAGCCACCACAGGAATTCGTCCGGTCAGCAGCAAGATTTTGATGGGATAAACTCGTGCCAGGAATGCAGCGTCAGGGCGATGCCAACACAGCTGGGGGAATCGCACAAGGCGGCGATGCATCGGTGCGAATAAATGGCAGACCTGCCATGGTCGCGGGCAGTGCTGTGACTCCGCATCCCTGTTGTGGTCAGCGTGGTTGTCCTCCCATTCACTGTCATGCTCAAACCGCAGGTGGCAGTGGCTCTGTACGTGCCAATGGCGTTTCGTTGATCTACACCGGTTGTGTGGACACCTGTGGTCATCCCAGAGCCGGTGGTAGTGGGGATGTAAGGGTAGCAGCATAATGGCTTTGACCACACTGCAACTGCAGGCCGCAGCGGGATTGATGCAAAACACTGGTGTGCGTGTGGCTCCCCCTCTCACTGCCTCAGTGGCAGCATACCAAGCTCTAGCAGTGATCACACCCATACGAGCCACAATTACTCAAGGTGCTACAATCCTGTCCTCTGGAACCATACAGAGTCTGCAGACTTTTGCAGCTAGCTCATGCCCTGCATTAGCTGACAACATTCCGTCTGGCAATAATACTTTGGTTCCTCTCACCAACCCCTCGGGCTTCTCGGGTCTGATCACTACCACAGCTAGATTTTATCTTGGCTCAGGGGATGTGTCCAAGTTTGCTCAAGCTCTAAGCACTGTGGTAGGGTACTGTGGCATCACCAACGAATTCATCAACAGTGCTGTCAATGCTGAAACCTTTCAAGCCAACACATTCAGTGGTGTCAACAACATGATGACTGGGGATTTGACGGCAGTGACCTTGAACACTCAGGAATTTGGGGCAGATTTGTCAAATCTGGGCAATTTGATTGACTTGGCACAGGTTGAAAAATTAGGAAGTCCGGCAGCACTGTTGCGACAGCTGGCACGCCAAGGTGCTGTGACTTCTCAGCTCATGATTGAACTGGGACGTGGTGGCATTCCCACTGATGCTGTGATTGCAATCACACAAAGTTCAACAGACGTATCTCCCGCTGTGGAAAAAATCATGTATCAGGCCATGACACAGATCACTGGCAACGACCTGGCCCAAGTAAAACAAATTTTAGGAGTAACTACACCCAATATCGACACCATGGCAGATTTGTTGAATCCTGTAAAAATTTTCCCCAACAGCTATCAAACTTTTTCTACACCTACTTGTTCCGGGGATCGCAACATCTATTCTGACAATGATGCAGTTGATACTGATCTTTCACAAGAGTTACCGGTGTATGCCATGGATGGGTACCAACAGCTGGCTTCCATAATACCTCCAGATCAAGCCTTGGCCAATCGTGCCTTGAGTGTTAGTTTGCAACAAATTACCAACATCACCAAAATGTCACTGCCGGCATTGTCTCGGTCTTATTTGTCAGCAGAAACAGCTCAAGATTTGCCATTGGTTGAATCGCAAACTCAGGCTCTGGATCCTGATACTGCAGCGTATTTTAAAAATACTCTAGCCACAGGTTCCGGAGTCAATGGCACTGTGGTCACAACCGATGTGCTGGGCACTGCTTCTGGAACTGGTTATGTCACACAATTAAACAACGCCACCAACATCATTGGTCAACTGCAGTCTACCGGGGCTCTTGCTACCCTGACCTGGATCTATCAAAGCATGTTAGCTGCACTTTTTGGCGATGATCCTGATTCAGCGGTATCTGACTTGATTGAATTGGCACAGACCGAAATTGCCATAATCGTCGCAGCCAATCCAGATGCAGCGGCCAGTCTCAATAGAGATTTTTCTGCCATGGCCACACACATGACACAAGAGTTTGCATATCAAGCCAAAGCTGGTTTATCGATCTCTGCTTTACAATCTGGAGTCACAGCCTCTACACAGGCGTTGGCAATTGCATTGCCTGGATATGGCCAAGACACTGAATTAGGAGGCACAGCAGAATTTTTAGAAGCCGTGGCTGATCTAGATACTCAGGGTGGACAGAGCTTGGTAGCTGCCATGCGCGAAGGTCGCACTGCTGCAGTTCTAAAACCTCTAGGTGTGGGCATGAACAATGAAGTGAGTTCGGTACCACAAACAACACCTACTCGGGCAGCTCTGTTGCCCAGTACACAGTGATCTGTTGCAAAAACGCAACACAATCCAGGGTTGACTGATAATTGATCAATTGTGTATAATTGCGGCATGAACAAACTAGATTGGTATGCAAAATGGACGGCCACCGCAATTTTGATTGTGGGAACCGCGGTCAACAGCCTGGGCTACTACCCAGCAGGGCCCTTGATCTTGGCTCTGGGCGGTGCCATATGGTTGGCAGTGAGCATCTACTGGCGTGAGCCCAGCTTGATCACTACCAATGCCGTGATGCTGGTCACAGGCCTGGTGGGCTTGGCCTGGAACTACTGGTCCTGATTGGCCCATGACAAATAAACTGATTCGCGATGGCCAGGTGGCTGTGTTGTACAGTCCCGAGCATGGCGCCGGCTGGACCACCTGGAACCAGGAATATCCAGATCTGTTGTTTGATCCTTCCATTGTGGAATGGTTGGAACAAGGCGAACTGGACAAAATTTCCACCTACATGACCTTGAAATACCCAGATGTGTATGTGGGCGGTTTTGGCAATTTGACCATTGGGTGGGTGCCAGTGGGTACCAAATTTAGAATTGCCGAATACGATGGTGCCGAATACATAGAAACTGTGGACTCGATCAACTGGATCACGGCCTAACATCATTGATTTTTTATTCCAACTCTTGTACACTACATCTATGAATCTTGCATATCGTGCTCAAAGCTACCAAACACATGTGACAGCTCAAGGCACCAATCAACAACTGCTGATTGGTCTCAAAAAGCATCTCATGATTGCCCAGGACACCACGGCCAAAAAAGATGTGAGATTGACCAGTCTCGACAACATGAGCGAAGTGCTGGAGTATGTGCTCAGCAACATCAACGAAGCTGTGAGTGCAGAAGAACAAGCAGTGTTGCGGAGATTTTTCAACTTGCTGTTGACCAAGATACGCAAGTCAGTTGTGGCCATTCACAGCAGACCTGAAAATTTTCAAGAGGAACTGAGTTTCATAAATATCCTGTTGAAGATGTAAAAGATTTGTGCCCCTGGGCACGAATAACCTAGAGTGTAACAACTCGCCAACATTTAAGTATGTGGTTTTCCATAGCAAACTAAAGGAGAACCTCGATGCTATCTTTAAACTCAAACACCCTTTCCAGTGCAATCGCACGAAATCTAAACGACAACGCCACCCAGCTGCAAAAAGTTTCGGCTCAGATCAGTTCGGGCAAGCGTATTCTCACTGCTGCAGACGATCCTGCTGGCATGGGCATATTGTCAAACCTCAAGATCCAACAAAGCAGTCTTACCGCTGTGGGCAAAAACCTCACATCAGGTATTTCCTTGTTGGATGTGAGTGACCGTGCTTTGCAAACACAGCAAGACATCCTGACTCAAATGATGGATTTGGCCACTCAAGCCAGTTCCGATCTCTTGAGCACAGAGCAGCGTGATGCATTGCAGAGTTCTTTTGAAGAACTGCAAACCCAGTTGGACACCACTGCAGACAATGCCACGCTGTTTGGTCAGAACCTGTTGGATGCGTCGGCAGCTGACTTGGACATCCAAAGCGGTATCAATTCCGGCGACACTTATACCTTGACTGCTGCGTCTAGCGATGCTGCTACTCTTGGCGTGGATGCTGCTACTATTGACTTGACAGATGTGGCCAATTCTCAAGCTGCCATGACAGCGTTGACCACAGCATCGGCCACTGTGGGCACCAACCAAAGCACAATTGGTACCATGATGACCGGTCTCTCCAAGATGTTGGACAATGCCAAGACCATGAAAAACAGCTTGGCCGAAAGCATTTCCAAGATTGAAGATGCTGATGTTGCTGAACTCAGCAGCCAGTTGACCATGTTGCAGAGCAAGCAACAGTTGATGAGCTCGACTCTGGGAATTACCAACCAATTCCCACAGTACCTGCTTAGTCTGATTCGCTAACATAGGAACAGCAGGGGCCAATAACCCCTGCTAAAAACAACATGATATCAAACTCAATGAGTACTGCAGCCAGTGGATTGATGGCACAACGGCGCATGATTGACACCATAAGTCAAAACATTGCCAATGCTGACAATCCCAATTACAAGCGTCAGGACGCCACAGTTGAGACAGCGGGATCAAACTCAACTGGCGTGCGTGTGTCAGTGGCCACACAGAACCAGCCATGGCTGGATCGTCAGTTGAGTGTGACCTCTACGGAAATGTACCGATCACAAGCGGCTCGGGAAGTGACTGAGTCTGTGGATTTTGCTGTGAGTCACAGCAGGATTGATCAGACCTACAGTGACTTTGTGAATGCTGCCCGAGATCTGCAACAGTTTCCACAAGATCAAGTGCGACTGCAAAATTTCAATTCAGCAGGCGCAGCATTTAATTCGGCAATCAACCAAACTCAAGACAGCATACAGGGTATCCGGGATGACATTCAAGTCAAGGTCGAACTGAGTCAAATTGAACTGGATGGCCTCAAAGAGCAACTGAGCAAGATTGCTGTGAACGGCATCACCAGTGACAATTCTGGTGAAGTGCAAAAGATTCAACAGAGAATTGCCAATCTCACCGGCACCATCAGCGGTTATACCGAAGTGATGAATTCCATCATGCCACCACTCATGGCCAAGTTCACAGTGGTGACTGACGCTGTGAAAACCAACATCAACACCGCAGGTGGTACTGAAATGTTTTCAAATGGAGAATGGATTGACCAAACTTGGGTGCAGGCCGGCACCATTGGCAACACATCAAGTGTGATAGATTTTGGCAATCAATATTCAGCGTTCAAGACCTTGATTGGGTCAGTGACCAGTCGTGGTAGATTGGATGAAGAATATGCCACCCAAGACTACCACGAAGCTGCCAATCGCTATGCTGACGCATACGGTGTGGACATCAGTCAGGAAACCATAAAATTGCTCCAGAGCCAACGGCTGTACGAAGCCAATGCTAAAGTTCTAGCAGCCAGCGACAGCATGATTGGTACGCTGTTGAATGTAATGGGTTAAATCGTTTCAAAAACTGGGTTTTTGTTGTTTTTTTGCAACAAAAAAGCCATTGACCAAAATATCCTTTTTCGGTTACAATAACAGTATTGTAAACAAAAAGGAGTTGATCGTGAGCTATTACATTATCAGTCGTGGTACTGGACTTATTGTTTCGGATGGTCCCAACAAGACTCGTGCATACAAGACCTTTGGTGCTGCGCAGGCCACTCGCACACGACTGTGCCGCAAAGCTGGCTGGGAGTTGAACACCTTGGACATTGTAAACACCCAGGTGTACCAGCCACGCATGGTTGAGCGTACCAACATCATGACCGGAAAGACGTTCATGGAAGATGTGAATACACCTTACTATTGTTCACCCTCGTCAGAAACATTTTGGAGCACCTGATATGAAAACAGATTGGACCCTGTACATTTATCGTCGAGATCGTCGATACAAAACCAGTGAGCGATTGTTTTCCATCACAGTATGGCCTGGCCTGGATCGTGATGGTATCAATCGCACGGTGAATGAACTGTATCCACTGTACCAGGCAACACAGGGCTGGCGCATGGAAGCCCATCCCAGAATTGAAGCTTGACCGCAAATGGCAACCTCGTGTACAATACAATTTTCAAGGAGAAATCATGCCTGACCGTTTTGACCTAGAACAACAGATCTTGGATTGCTGGCGCATCACAGACGAGATTCCCATGATGGAATCCCAGGGTGCTAACTCAGCAGACATGACCAGCTTGGCTGGTGTGTACGAATTCAAGTTTCGCAAACTGTGGGAAACTTTTGAACTCATGGTGGAACAACGCCAATTTGTGTCAGCTGAGGTCAAGCATGAGCTATAGAGTTTTCCAGCACAATATCAACTATCAAGCCCGCAAAGGACTGGAAGGCCCGTTCCACTATCCCAATGGGCAGGTGTTGTACTATGATCCCCGAGCCGGCGAGTACTGGGATCCACGCACCGATTTCTATGTGCCCAACGAGGATGTGTCTCGCTTGCAAAATCAAATCTTTGATGTGATTCGAGCATGAGCGTGATTGACACAAAATTGCACAGAGCCTACAATCATGTTTGAGTGGGCTTTTGCATTGGCAGGCGTCACAATTTGGATCTGCATTGGCGTCATTGATTATTTTTTTCAACACAAGGACATTTCATGAATTCTACCAAAGCGTGGTTTATTTTAACTGTGATTGTGGGCTTGGTTGCTATGTTTATAGCAGGCTTTGCTATTGGCAATTTCCTGGATTCCCACATGCAAGACCGCATGGTGCTCAGCTGTCTCAAGGTCCAGGGCACTGACTTGGCCTACTGCAAAAACCTTGCTGCTCAGGTCAAACTGTGATGACACCGCACGACAGGGAAAACCTGGACTTTTTGCTCAACGCCTCGCCTGAAGCCCTGGCTGCATGGCATGGTTCGGTCACTCAAGACGACATCGAGTATGCTCAGGAACTGTTGGATCAGTTTGCTCGGGAACTCAATGACCGTGCTCGTGAGCTCAGGGTGGAAGCTGAACTTGGTCTCATGAGCGAATACTCACAAGCTCGTGCTATTTTGAAACAGTTTTGATTTGAACAGGATTGCAACATGTCTATCAACAGCGAAATCAAGCAAAAACAGAAAGAAGCCAATCTCAGGTACGAACAACAATGGCAGCGTCAACAGACCATGAATGTCATCCGGGGTCTGTTGCTTGTGGCAATTTTTGTGGGCGGTGTTGTGATGCTGTCCTGGTTCTGGGGCTAGTGCATGAACCAACGAATCACCTATTCCACCAACTGGATGGGCGTGGTAAATCTGCAATGGTACCGGGACCGCGGCCTGTTGCACAAAGTCTCCAGAGTCATGGAATCAGATTCTAGATTCAACGATGCTTGGCGGGCCGGTGATGTTGTGGAATTTGAAGAAGTGACTGAAAGTTACAGTTGCGGGCGTATTGATGTCCGCGGCACAGGTGATCCATATGGTGATGAGATTGGCGTTCCGCCCATGCGCAGTGAAGACTGGAATCAATTTGGCTTTTGGTTGGACACGTTTGAAACAGATCGAGTGTGGACATTGGCAGAACTAACAGCTGAGTATGGGAAAACCAATCCACCAATTCGGTGGGATTCAAAGGAGCAACAACCATGACCATCAACATTTTGGCCGTGCTGGCCGGTATCATGTGCATGAGCGTGGGCAGCTCAGACATTCGTGCTGGTGCAATTGACTGGGATCTGTTCCTGGCCTGTCTTTGGATGAGTGCAGGAATCATGCTGGTACGCGGCGGCATACACATCGAAGATCCACGCTGAATTTGTGGCAAAAAAGCCACACTTTTTGGCTTGACCAATATTGGTGTTTTCGGTTATAATACTAGTATTGCAAACAAAAAGGATCACATGAAATACACCTTGATTACCCCAACAGGTCGTGTCTTTACATTTTTCCTGCGCAGCACAGCTGACATCTATCAGTCAGCTTATGGTGGTGTTGTTTTTTCGCAACAAATTGTGCATGATCAACTGGTCACAGCAGGTTGACCCAAATTGGTGTTTTCGGTTATAATATGGGTATTGTAACGCAAAAAGGAGCTGTGATGAAGGTCATTTACAAAGGCATTGAATATTTCCTTATTGGGGCCTTCGGCGAAACGGTGGAAATTGCACCCACAAGGCACGGCGCTGGTTCTTTTGAAGTTCATAAATCTTTGGTAACAGGAGTTCTGTAAAATGAAGCTGATGATCACAACACAAAACCACGAAAACTACGGTGCCCATGATTGGGACGGCGAGGGCGAGTGCCCACAGTACTGGAAAGCCAAGGGCAGTAGCGAATATCGTTATGACCTGGGTCCTTACGGTCGCAGTCAAGAAGCCGTGACTGAGCTGGTGATGGCTCTGCGCAGCAAGGTTGAAGAAGACAACTACGGCTGGCGCAGTCGTGTGATCGACTGGGAAGTGGTGGCCGATGACTACCTGACCGAGTTTGAGCGTGATCAGCTGGACTATGAGGGTGTGATTCGTCACCCTGCTAAGACTATTACTTTGGGTGCAAGGAGTTAATTATGAACGACCGAATTCGACAACTTGCTGAACAGGCTGGTTTGAATGATGCTTATATGAATTTTGACCACAAATACTTCGCCCAGTTGATTGTTCAGGAATGTTTAGGCATTGTACACGATGCTGAACGAGGTGGTAGTAATGAAATATGGGACAATGCTGCATTGTCCTGGAACAATGCCTTGAAGTTTATTAGACGAGATTTACAAGAACATTTCGGAGTTGAAGAATGAACCAACGAATTCAACTACTAATGGGGCAAGTTCTAGATGAGAAATTTGCCGGCACATGGTCTGTAATGGACTTGCAAGACCTGACGAAGTTTGCTGACAGGTTCGCCCAGTTGATTGTGCAGGAATGTATGCAATTGAACTCACGAGAATTGTCAATCACGGCCATTGAACGATTGCTACCCATGTATCAAGAACATTTCGGGGTTGAAGAATAATTGTTGCTCAAAAACAACACTTTTTTGACTTGACCAATATTGGCTTTTTCGGTTATAATATGTGTATTGTAACGCAAACAGGAGATCAAAATGGAGTTTGAAAAAGCAGTGCTCGAAAAGGTTGCAACAGTTCTTGAATCCAGCAACCAAGCCAGTTTCTTTTATGGATCACTCTGTGTGATCTGTAACATCGCAGAAGCCAAAAAAGTTCTGCGTAAACTCAACCAGGACTACAACAACAAAGTCCAAATGAGCCGCGATGGTTCATATGGTTATATCTTTGACTTTGTAGTGTAAGGAGATCATGATGGGAACACGAAGCAGAATTGGCGTCATGCACGGTAGTACAATCAAAAGTGTGTACTGTCATTGGGACGGTTATGTTGAAGGTGTGGGCAGTATCCTGCAGGCACACTATGACAGCGCACGAGCCAATCAACTGGTGAGTCTGGGCGACATGTCAAGCCTGGGTGTCAAGATTGGCGAGAAGCATCCCTTCAGTGAGTTTGAATTGGACAAAACAAGCCCGGACCATGCAGCCGATCTTGCTCGAGTCCGACTGGCACGAGCCGAAGACTGGTGCAAATTTTACGGTCGTGATCGCGGCGAACAAGATGTCAGCTGGCAAGTGGCTCACACATTTGACCAGTTCCTGGAACAGGTGGAAGCATGTGGTGCTGAGTACTACTATGTGATGCAGGACGGTGTGTGGTACACTGGTTGCCCAGACAAAGGCAGCCCACTGGTTGCCTTGAGCGAGGCACTTGAGGCAGTGGCACAAGAGGCTGCAGCTTGAACGACGGTGAACAGTTTCCAGTAGAGGAATGGGATGCGGCATTTCCGCCCCAGGATTTTGAGCAGTGGGCACCTGAGGTGATAGACCACATGATAGATTTACTGGAGCAACAGCATGGGACTTGATCAATACGCATATTCAGCAGCACGAGCCGGACAGTGGGATGACTACCATGCAGAGTGGGATCGGTCCGAACGCCTGGTAACAAAGCCTAGAGAGTTGGCCTACTGGCGCAAGCACCCAAATCTCCACGGCTGGTTTCATCAACTGTGGAATGAAAAAGGCAATTCAGGCAGCTTCAATGGTGACGAACTAGAGCTGACATGGAATGACCTAGACCGGCTGGAACAGGCAGTCCGGAGTGGCGAACTGCCTGATACATCGGGATTCTTTTTTGGCCGTGATGCTGATGTTGAATACCGAGATCGGGATCTAGAATTTGTTCGACTGGCTCGTGCAGATATGTTTCTAGGTTTGAGGGTGTTTTACAATAGCAGTTGGTAACATGAAAAAAGTCTACTACGAAAAAGTTGGTCGCAGGTATGTGCCGGTTTATGAATATGACAGCAACCTGCTGGACAGTTTTCCGCAGGGAAATCATTTGGTCATGTGCTATCCTGGCGGCAGCAGTCGCAGGTTTAACATTGATCCAAACTATGCTGCAATGATTGCGGCT